ATGATTCAATGACTAAAGGTCCTAAGAAAACGTGGACATTGCCTGGTTTTGGAACTAAGGAAGAAAATCAAGCATCATTAGGAAGAGCAGGAACTAAAGCAAAGAACGATAAGGAGAATTTAGAAAGAGCAAAGAATGCTCTCACAGCGATATTCGATAAAAACAGAATGCCAGATGGAGCAGGTCATTATAAGTTAGGCAAATATACAACAGGTCAAATCGTCTATAAACCTGGTTTTATGGGGTATAATAAGAAATATTATACCTTTAATGGAAAGGAACTTATTCCTGTATCGGAGGGTAATCCTTTAAAGAGAGAAAACTTTAAGAGTGATGAACAGTATGAAGCATTCTTAGCTGGTGGTGGAAATGCTAAGTTACTTGAAGGTGGTATCAAACCAGAGCAAATAGTTCAAAGAGGTTATAAAGCTATACAGAATGATGGACAACTACAATCTTGGGAACAAACAAAAAGTGGAGATTCAACAGATGTAAATCAAGTTGAAGACGGTGTACAAGTTATAAACGGAGAAGTAGTAGAAGTTAAAAATGGAGAAATAGTAAAAGGAATTGATCCTAATAGTAATGGAGATATAACCAACACTGGAGAGTACAAATCAGGATATAATGATGGTTATAGAGATGGTGTAAATGAGACTGCAAGTGCAGTTGAATTAACTAATAAAGAAACTGCCAAGGGTAACACAAGAGGAACTGCATTTAATACTGAATACACATATAGTGGTGGTGATATAGATCCTAGAGATATTGCTCCAAATCATAGTATTCTTGAGCAAGGATTTAAGAATCCGTTTTCACCAGGTTTTTCAACTTTTGCTTCTGGTAAAAAAAGCAGACCAGAAGATACAGTCCCAGATGGTGCTTTTGGTATAGGATCTAAATCTACTGACGATTTTTCAAAATTACCTCAATATCAATCAACTGCTAAACCTAAAAAAGCATGGTGGGATCCACTTGGTGTATTTACAGGTAAATCTATTGGTGGATTAGTTCCCTCTAGATTATTAGGTGGTTCTGGCAAGAGTTTCTTCTTCGGTAAAATTTTCAAAGGTATTAGTAAAGCAGTTAGTGGTGTATTTAATGGTGTTAAGAAAGCAGTTACTGGTATTGTTCAGTCACCTATCTTTAACATTGCAAGTACGATTCTATCATTTACTCCTCTTGCTCCTATTGTTGCAGGTGTTCAAGCGGTTGCTGGAATCATGTCTGGTAATCCACTACAAGCAATCACTGGTGCATTTAGTCTTGGTAGTTCATTCTTCCCACAAACATTCCAAAATATTACTAATGGTATAAACAATACATTTGGTAAGGTTCTTGGTGGTGGTATAAACGGATTTCTTACAGGAGGAGTTCAAGGTGCTTTAGGTGGACTGATGGGTGGTATTAAAGGAATGTTACCTCAAGGAGTGCAAAACTTCTTTGGTAAAATTGGTGGTTTTATTGAGAAATTCCCATCAGTCGGTGGATTGATTAATATGATACCTGGTGTTGCAAACATACCAGGATTAGCAGGTTTATTTGGTTTACAAGACTTTGGTGATGTAGCATTTAATCCTATGAGTCTGTTTAGTAACATAGCAGATCAATTTGGTCTTGGAGGATTATTCCGAGGTATAACAGGTATGATGCAAGGTGAGGGTGGATTTATGGATGGATTGATTGAAATGGCATCAGAACTTGGTGTAAATCCTTCAGTTTTAGGTGTTGTTCAAGGTTTAGGAACTAGCAGATTCAGTTCTTCTGGTGGAACTATGGATGCATCTAAAGAATATGCTATGCAGACATCACTAGAATTTATTCCAATTCCTGTAATCATTGAGAAGTTAACTCCAATTCCTAGACCGATACCAATAAATAGTCCAGTTCCTGTTAAACAACCAGCACCACCGCAACAACAGCAACAAAAGAAATAAATGGCAGTAACTAAAACTACCAAAATTAATATGTATAAAATGGTCTCCATACAAGGGATGAGGACCAAAAACAATCCTAGTGCAAGTGCGTTGGTTAAGAATGTACAGGCAATTAATAATATTGGAAAGACTTTAAATTCTGTATCTCTTGTATTAAAAGATATCAAGAAGATTGAATTAGAAAGATTAGACGCAGAGAAAAAGAGAAGAATAAAAGAATCATTCGTTCCTCGTTACGGAAGAACAACAGGAATGGGTGCAAGCAAATTTATCAATGATTTTGTTGCAAAACCACCTCCATCATTCTGGGGATCGTTATTAAAAATATTTTCTGGTTTACTTAAATTATTTGTTATCAGACCCATTCTTGAGTGGTTAAGTAATCCTGAGAATAAAAAAAAGGTTGAAAGAGGATTACAGGTACTGTTCGGAGCTTTAAAATTCTTATACAATCTATCGAAGAGTATTGTTGGAACGACAATAAATGGTCTGTATGATCTTTTGCGAGACGATGCAAAATGGTATGAAAGATTAGGTGGTCTTGGTAAAGTCTTTCTAGCATTGGGTGGACTATTTCTTGGAATGAGATGGTTAAAGAATCCTTTAAGACTAATCAAAGATGTAAGAGGGGTCTTAACTGGATTCCGTAATGGATTACTTCGCTCTCAGAATCAATTAAGAAAAGCCAGAGGTATGAAACCCATACCTGGTACTAAGGTTAGCGGTAAAAACTTTAAAGCACCTAAAACTAAGTTTAGAGGTAAAGGTTGGGCTGGTTTAGTATTCATTAGTGGTCTTGGTTTAGTTAATATTCTTTCTGGAGAACAAGTTGAAGCAGAACAACCACCAGAAATGGCAAAAGGTGGTTGGATATCTGGTCCTCAATCAGGTTATCCTGTATCTACTGCTGGCAATGGAAGAGGTGCACCTGACTTTATCGGTCACGGAACTGAATATGTTGCTACAAAACCAACGGGTGAATCATTTGTAATCCCGTTCGATACACCTGCTACTAGGGTAGCACCTAGTATTACAGCAGCTAACTTACAAACTGCTTCAATGTTGGGATTTAAAACTCCAACAGCTCCTCCAAGAATCGGTACTAAACAAAACTTCTTAGGTGGATTGTTCAAAGGTATTGGTAATATAGCAACTGGAAAGACATGGGGTGGTGGTAATAGAGGAACTGGTAGAGACGGAACATTTGGATTAGGAACTAGCGGACAAGGTAGACCAAGTGACGGACAACCAGCACCAGGAAGTCAGAAGAAAAACTGGTTTAGTGGTCTTGGAAAAGGATTATTAGCTGCTGCACCTGATATTGGTCAATTAATAGGTGGAGATAAAGGTTCAAGAATTGGTTCAATAGTTCAAGGTTTTGGATCTCAAATGTCATCTGGAAACAAGATGGGATTCCAAGATGTTCTTGGAGCAGTATTGCCTATTGCTAGTGAATTTATGAGTCCTAAGATGTCAAACATCATAGGAAATGTTGTTGGTATTGGTAATATGTTCTTAGGACCTAATGCGGGTGACTATACTCTTGGAGATAAGATTGGTGGAGTATTAGGAGCATTTGGAATGGGTGACAGTCCATTCGGTCAAATAGTTGGTAAGGTAGCAGGTGCTTTCTCAGGTGATGGTTTAATGAGTCAATTCGCCAGTACTGGTGGAGGATTTGGTAGTGGAACTGGTGGCGGTGGAGCAGCTGCAGCCGCAGGTATAACTGCTGAGAGTAGGACAGATACAGATAATGAAAAGGAATATGCAAAAGGTAATCCAGCAGTCACTGGTGGTGGTATTGGAGCAGCGATTAGAGGTGGACAATGGGCATTATCAAAGGGATTTACAGTATCAGAACACCCAAACTTTAGGAAGAATAAATGGAATAAAATGACCGCAAATACTGGAAAGGGATACGTTCCAGGCGGTGGACAAAAGGTAGGAAAACATAGTAAGGGTAGTCTTCACTATAGAGGATTAGCGTTAGATGTTACTGACTGGAGAAAGGGAGATTGGAAGAGTAGAACTGCATCTTTAGCTGGTGAAGCATATGGTCAGAGAAAATCATTAAATCTTACACAGATCATTCAAGATGGTTGGGGTGCATGGTTCGGTGGTAAGAAACGAGGACCAGGTTCATATGGTCATCCTTCACATCTTCACTTAGGATTTGCTGATGAAAAACAAGCTGGTGGAACATCAGGTGGACTTGGTTTGAGTGGTAGTGATATGAGTCTTTTACAGAAATATGTTGCATCAGAAGCAAAAGGTAGCAGTCCTCTAGAAGCTGCTTTGGTTGCTAGAACTGGTTTGAACATGGCAGGATTATACGGACAAGGTGTTAATCCTAGTAATTTTGGTGCATCTGGTGCTTCGAGTTTCTTTGATATATTAGACGCACAGACTGATAAAAATATTTGGTCAATGCCTTTTGATGCACCTGCTATGAAGTTTAGTATGGATGCTATCGGTCTAGGAATGAATTATGATAAAATGAAAGATATGCTTGGAGAAAATGGATTACCTGATCCATTCAGCAATTTCTTATTGAACTCAACATCAACAGAAAAAGGAAAGAAAGATCTAGGTGCTGGTGCTATGCCTTTTGGTGATTTCTCCTTTAAGACTGAAGGTAATAATTTCTATGATAAGTTAGTTAAGAATCAAGGTTCAGATTTTAATATATTCGCTAAAGATCAAGGTGCAGGTACTGATGGTTTTGGTTTTGGTGGATTTGATACAAGTAAATATACTGGAGCATCAAATGGTGAAGCAACTTCATATGGTAGTACAACTGGTATAACAAAACCTGGTGGTGCTGTTAGACTGTTTGGAGGTAAGTCAGGAAAAGATGATCGAGATGAAATATCAGGTGGTCCTAATTCAAATAAAGAACAAGGCAGAAATGCATACATGTTCCAAAAAGTCACAAGACAAAGAGAATATGCTAGAAATCAAATAATGCAAAAGCATAGTGCTATGATACAGCAAACTATCGCACAGGTTCAAGCACATAATGCAGCTGTTAGAGCATCGGTTGCAGAAGCACAAGCAGCAGTCAGTAAAATTATGGGATCACAAGCAGCTGCTATGGGATCTATCAGTGGTCTTGGTGGTGCGGTTCAAAGAACAGCAGCAATACTTACATCTACACAATCTACTCAAGCGTTCTTAGCATAGATAAATTATGGCAGAATTTAGACAGACCTTAAATGAATATGGTGTTAGACTCATGGTCTTTCGTGACAGAAAGAGACTTGAGAACAGTGATGGTGCTTTCAACTACATTGAGTTTCTCAGAGGATTTGAGATATTTCAATCACTAGCACAGAGTACTACGCAAGCATCATTCATATTTGAAGATGCTGCAGGTATTAGTGGCATCTTTACTGGATCAGAGGTTATTAAGGTTCAAGTAAGCACACCTAATGTTGATAGGGAATGGACATTTAGAAGTTTTAAAATCGGTGCTCGTGCAAGAACTAAAGAAGAAACAGATGTATTTCAGATTGATGCTGTATCAGAAGAGTTTATCAAAAATGAAACTGTTAATATTTTTGGACATAGTAGAGTAATCTTTCAAGGAAAGATAGAGGCAAAGGATATTGTTGAACAGTTAATTAGAGATGAAAGATTTATTGGTAGTAAGAAGAATCTATACTTAGAAGATACTGTTAATCAACATGCTTTTGTAATGCCTAATTGGAGACCATTAGATGTTATCTATTGGATGCTTCAAAGAACAGTTCGTAAATCTTCTCAGACAGGTGGATTCCAAAATGGTTTTTGTTTCTTTGAGAATGACATGGGATATCATATGAAATCATTTGATAGACTTATTGAAGACATTGAAGAACAAAGTTTTGGTAAAGAAACTGATTTCTCAACTGGTAAAGCACAACTGTATCGTTATAGTTACTCAGAAAAGAATGTAGATCCTCAATCAGATTTCTTAAATATAACTGGTTTCTCATTTCCTAAAGAGAAAGATTCTCTAGAAGGATTAAGACATGGGTGTTGGTCTGGATATAGTGTAGGATTTGATCCTGTTTCGATATCCTCATCAAAGATGGGATTGAGTAGAGATATGTCAACTGATGCTATAAAATACAATATGGATGAGGTCTGGTCAAAAATGGCTCACCTTAATGGTAAAAAGACTGTTAATCCTATCGAGCAAATGGACAGCGATTACAAACAAATGCTTGCAACTCCTAAGAGAGTTCGTTATAGTATGCTTAGTAACCAAGTCTTTGATCCTAAATTTGTTGATAACCCTCAAGCAAACTACCAAGAACAGGCAGAATTGCAGGCATATCAATGGATGAGAATTGAAACTTTAAAAAACATTCAGATGAATGTTACTATTCCTGGTAACTTAGATCTGTATGTTGGTTCTGGTATTCAGATTGAAATTCCAACTGCTTACACAACACGAGAGGGAAAAAGAACTGACATGAAATACAGTGGACGATACATGATTAAGAGTATCACTCACTCATTTACAGGAAATGAATTTCAGACAGAACTTAGTCTATGTAAAGATTCTATCTTGAAAGACAAAGGTACACCATCCGCACCTCCCGTAACAACTGTTAACTCATAAATAGTTCTGTATCACGAGGTACAACAATGAAAACAATAGAAGAACACATTCAACACGACAAAGATCTAATCGAAAATCCAATGTCATCACCTGCAGCACGCAGGCACGCTAAAGTAGAACTTCATGAACTTGAAGTCTATCATAATAATCATCCAGAGGATCATCATGATCCAAATGCACTTGAATTATTTTGTGAGATGCATCCTGATGAACCAGAATGTTTAGTGTATGACGATTGATGATTATTTGCTAGGTCATTGGACAAACAGATACCAAGCACAATCTAATCCTTTGGCATTTGCCTCTGTAGAATTAATCTGGGAAAAGGATGTAGATCCGTTTTGGTATAAATCAAAAAATTTTTATAGATCAGAAGGCGAGAGTCGTCCTTATCGTAGTGGCAGGCACAAGTTAGTCACTATTCGGGGGGACTCTTTTTTAATGGAGAACTACGACGATAACCTGACTCGAAGAATAGGTTGTGATATGTTATTTGAATTTAATAACGATCAATGGGAAGGGACACTATTCACTAAAGGAGCATGTATTATGAATGGTGCAAACGTTAGTTCACATATGATATTGTTTGGAAACAAAATACATCAAGCAGATCAAGGAAAAGATGAGCATGGTAATTTAATTTGGGGTAGTGACTACTATTACAAGTTTACAAGACTGGCTAAATAATAAAAAAGATATAAGTCCATGAATTCTGTCGAAGGTATCTTTAATGAACCTTCAGTAAATTTCGTTGGTAAAGACGGATTTTTCTGGTGGGTCGGAGAGGTAGAAGACAATGAAGATCCTATGGAACTTGGCAGAGTTAAATGTCGTGTTCTAGGATACTATACAAATTTCAGAGGAGGAACTACAGCAGATCTCCCTTCTGAATTTTTGCCATGGGCAACTGTACTACAGCATACTTGTCAAGCAGGTAATGACGGACAAGGTGAATCAACAGGTCAACTACAACCTGGTGCTGTTGTTATGGGTTTCTTTATGGATGGTGAAGTTGGACAGATGCCAATAATTATTGGTGTTATGAGAGTTCAAAAGGCAAATCAGACAAAGAATGTAAGAGAGTTTTCATTCACAGGATCTAAAATGTATCCTGGTACTGCTCCTAACCCATCTGCTATTCATCCTGCAGATAATAATACTGCTGATCCAGATAAACCTCAAAGACAAGGAAAGTCAAACGTTGTTGCTTTTGCAGGTTTAAACAAAAGTGAACTTGGTGGTGATGGATCACCGAAAAATTTAGGATCAGAACCAGGCATACCAGGTAGTAGTATAAATCCAATCAAACCTATAGATCCTGCAAAACCAATTCCTGTTGCAAATGGTGTTGGAGGTCCTTGGAAAAGTTTAGAATATAAGTTATCGTATCTAGTTGAGGATCTTGCGGACACTGCTGCTAATCTAATTCAAGCAGAAGCAGATGGTTATGTTGATATAGTGATTGGTAAATTTGTAACTAAAAAAGAATTGACTGCTCGCATTCATAATTTTTTAGGATCTATATTTGCACAGATCATATCTGCTATGCGTCAAGGATTGACACACTTGGCAGAAGATTTACAAATGTCAAAAATTATTGTTAGTGCTACTGGTGTTCCTTTTTCAATTCACCAGAAAGTTCAAACATCAGTTAGTACGATTCTATCTTCACTCTGCTCATTAGATAGTAAGATTACTGAATACACTGCAATACCTTTGAAAGTGGTGACAGATGCTTTAGATGCTCACCTGTTAGGTGCTTCTACAAAAGCAGATTGGATCACAAAAACTGTAAATGATGTTGTAGCAACTGTTTTAAAGGAAGCAGATAAAATTATAAAAGCAATCGGTGATATCGTTAAAAATGTAAAAACTATTCTTCAAGGACTTGATGAAGCATCAGGTATTGTTAGTCAATGGGAAGCAGCACAAACTATCTTTGGTGTAGATCTTTTTGGTAAAAACTTATCAAATCTAATGCAGACATTAGTTAGTTTCAATACTAGCAACTGTATGAGAGGATATGATAGTGCTAAAGACATTGCTGGTTGGTATCCTTTGTTTGGTGTTACCAGTTGTAAGTTTGAAGATCTTGAAAAAATTAATAAAATTAGAGGGTCGAATCGAGGAGACGGGAAAGGTAATACGGGTAAAGGATTATTCTCTGCACTATATGAAGATGCTGATCCATACCTAACATCCGCTAAGAACTATCCAAATGGTTCATATGATCTATGGTTAGGAACGCCAGGTCGTCAAGGTGAAGTTCATAAAAAATCAAATGGAACTACACATACATCAATTAAATTTAATAACTCACACTTTGCAGAAAAAGTTGCAAGAGATGTATATAGAAAGAATCATCCAAATGCAACTGAAGATGAAGTGGCAGCAGCAGTAGAAGAGTTTAGAAAGAAACAAGCAGTCTCTGATAGTGGTGCATTAGTTGCAGATCATATAACATATGCAGGTACTCTTACACAAGAGGTTCATGGTGATGACTGTAAATTAGTTAACGGAGATAACGCTGTTAGTGTTGATGGTGATTATTATT